TATTTTTTTCTTTAAAATTATTTTTTTTTTGATAAATTTCTTTAAAATCATTATCATAAATAATTTTAGGAGTAGTTTGTTCATTTTCTTTAATACCTTCAATTAGTTTTCCCTTAAATTCAGTATTTTTTAATTCTTCCATAGTATTTAAAAAATAAGATAGAAATTTTTTATAATATCTTTTTAATACTTCTAAAACAGTACCATTAGATATATAATTAGCTGCTAATAACAATATTATTATTAAAAGAATATTATTCAAAAGTTTATCATATTCCATATTAAATTATTTTAGTATAGAAAATTATTTTAAAGTTTTAAAATTGCGTTAGACTAATTATTCACCTCCGCCGTCTAATGCTTCCATTGACCCATCTACATCGTCATCCATTTCATAATCATCAATATCTATAGAATCAATAGCTTCTTTTGTATCAATATTATTATCTTTATTTTGATCTTTTTCATTAAGAATTTCAGTATCATTTAGTAATTCTTGATAAAATCCAACTACTTTTAAATTTTCATCAATATATGGAACTTCATTAATTAAAATAAAATCAAATTTACGTACTTGAGTATTAGAGTATGGTCTATAATATTGTTCAAAAGAAAATTTTATCATTTTAATTATTAAATGACATAATTCAGATTGTAATGCAATTTGTGTATTATAATCAAGTAATCTATTAAAATTAAAAATTAAATAAAATATTAATTTACAATCTATATTATTTAAATTATTAAAAGATAATGTATCAACATAATTTTTACTAATATTTAATATTATATTATCTGGTAATGGTAATATTCCAATATTATTTGAAATTATTTTCCAATGTTTAAAAACACTATCATGTTGTTCATTATCTTTCATTTTAATATTATTAATTTTTTTAGTAAATTCATCTATTATTTTTTTCTCTTCCATTCCATATAAACTAAATTTTTTACCACTATTTTTAATATTATTTATTATTGATTGAATACGTGAAATTATTTGTTTTAAATTTAGTATTCTTGTTCTTAAATAATTATTAACAATATTATACGAATCATTTGAAATTTCTTCAATTTTCATATTTTGATATGATGAATTTAAATGGTATAAATTCATAAATTGATTTTCTAAACCTAATTGAAGTATACAATCTTTTAATGATAAATTAATTTTTAATGATGCTATTGATTTTGTCTTTTTATATTCTTTATTATTTTCACTATATCCTAAATATTGTAATGTAATAAAATCATAAAAAACAAACATATTATTTGATTTATCTTTATAATAAATAACATCACGTTTAAAATAATAATGATTTCTAATTATTTCTATTTTATTATCACTATCTAAAATTGTAATAGTTTCTTTTCTTTCATTTCCTAAAAAGTCATGATCAATTATATAAAGTGTATCTTTCATATAGATAATATCATTTCCAATTTTAATTTTATTACCTAATACTTTAATAATTCTTTCTATAAAATCAATAATATAATTATTTATTTTATTTTCTGTATTTTTTTGATATCTACTATTAAATTTATTTATAATAAGTTTTATTTTTTCTTTTTCATTTTCTTTAGTTTCAACAAATTTTTTCATTTGTGAAATAGATGATAATGTCATTTCATATGTTTTTTCTTCTATATTTTTTTCCATTTTATCTAATTCTTTATCACTAAAAGAATATTTATTTGGATTTTTATTACATTTAATACAAATTTTTGTTTCATTAATTTCGTGAATATCACCAGAAACACAATATTTTTTTGCTAATTTATTTAAATTAATTATTTTTAATTTATGAATATATAATTTATTATCATCTTGTGTTGTAGCAGTTGATGTTTGAATTAATTTAACTAATTCATTATAAGATTGTTGACAATTTTTACATATCATATCACCTTTTTGAAAATTCCAAGTATGAAATTTACCAGAAGAACAATTTGATAATATATCTAAATTATTATTTAGTTTTTCTTCTCGTTGCATAATTTCTTTTATTTTTACATCACATCGTTCTTTATTTTCAGTATTTTCTTCATATAACTCGTCCGTTGATTTATTTATTTCTAAAATCTCTATTTTCTTTTTTGTAAAATTTATTTTTTTTAAATTTTCATCATAATTAATATTTTTAGAAGATTTATCTTGTATTCTTTTCATTAAAGTATTATCATTAAAAGTATATGTTATTTTTTGTATAAATCTTGTATTAATAAATTCGTACATATAATTTTTATCATTTACAAAATTAGCTTCAACAATACTATTAATTAAATCAATTAATGTATGAATTATAGTTTTTTGAACAATAATGTTTGTAAATTGTTTAGTTTTACTTTTTTCAGTTGGTTCTTTCCATAACCAGATTCTATTATTTGCAAAAATACAAGAAAAATAAAATATTGCATAACATAATAATGGAATTTTAGTTATTGGTATTTTTTCTTTTTGATTTATTCTTAAATATAATTCACTAAATATAGTTTGACCAAATTTTTCATAAAAGAAAAAATTACAATTTCTATCATCTTTTAATCCAAGTAATTGACCTGGATTTAAATCTAATAACATTATAAAAAATAAATAGGCAATAACATTATTATATTTAATCAATTTATAATAGTCAGTATCAGTAGAACTAGTTAAAAAAATTTCATCTTTTAATTCAAAAAAGAATAAGTTTGTTAAATCTTTATTAATATTATATTTTTTACTTGATTGTTCAATTCTATCTTTTGGTTGTTTTCTTAAATATTCTGTATGTAATAAAATTATATCTAAAACATCTTTTATAATTAATTTTCTTCTTAATCTAATTGTTGGTGTTGAACCTAAATATAAATTTAAGTCTGCAGAATAAGCTATTTTTTCTATATTTTTTTCCAAGTTTCTTATAGTTCTCATAAATTTTATATATTTTGGAATTTCTTCTAATTTTTGATTTACTGCAATATTAGTTGTCATAAATGTATCTAGTTCCTCAACATAAGTTCCTTCATAAATATATTTTCTAATTGATAATATTTCATTACAACTTTTACAAATATAATCACCTGTTTTACTTACTTTAACATATTGTTTTGCAAAATCTACAATTGCTTGTGAAAATTCATCAGTTTTAGATTTAGCCATTTTATTAATGCTTCTCCATTTTATATAATGTAAACAAATTGGTTCATTTTTTTCTTTGTTTAATATTATATCTTTTTCTTTAACCGAATTTATATAAATTATATTTTTAGTTATTTCTTTTTTTTTTAATATAGGTAATTCAATAATTTTATCTCTTTTTCCTGGTATCATATTATCAACATCATCTTCTTCAATTTCTATTTCTTTTAATTTTTTATTTAATGTTTTTTGAATTAATTTATTTCTAATTTCGGGATTTAAATTAAAGTCAAAAAATCTCTTAGAATAACCTTTTAATATATTATCTAAATTCCAAATAGTAATTTCATCTAAACTTTTAATATATAATTCAAATTTATTTTTTACTAATTCAATATATTGATTATAAATTTCTGAAATCATAATATGAATATTTTTTGTTGGATCATTAATATTTAAATTATTATAACCTTTTAATTTTGGTATATCTTTACTAATATTAAATAACCAATAATATAATTTATTATTTTTTTTATCAAAAGTTTTATTAATAATATTTATAAATGATTTATATCCATTATCTGATTTTACTAATTTATTTACATCAACTAATTCATCTGTTGTAAAACATTCTATAGGTAATTGTTTAGGATTCCAAGCTACACCAACCACAGATAATTCTAAATTATCATGACCAATACGTAATTCAATAGGTGCTTTTCTTTTCTTTAAATTTATTAAACGAATAGATGAAATAGGTTTTATAGTTCTTAATTTAAATCTATCTTTAGAAAAATTTTTATAATTTGTATATGCATATTTTCTGATATTTTCTAAATCAATTAATAAATCCGCATCTGCTGCACTTTCAGACATTTTTAATTTCTGAACAATCTTTAATTCTTCATTTTCATTTATTAATACTGCTTGTCTGGGTTCTTGAGATTTATGAAATAATTTTTCTGTATCAAGTTTTAATTTAGGATTTTTATCCATCAAAGGAGAATAATAATTTTTTACATTATTCATTTTATTTATTATATATTTAATTTTAGAAGCATCTCTTTCTCTTAAATTATCACTTATAATAGATTCTGGATCATATTTTTCATTATCATCGTGAAATCTAATAAATTCTTCTGAAATTGGAATTAATATACCTTTTGAAAATAAAAAATTTACAAAATCTTGATTTTCTTTAATAATAAATTCTTTTGTTTCTCTCATTTCAACTAAATAATTATAAATTTCATCAGCTAATCCTACTTTTAATTCTTGTATTGATAAAAATTTTTGTATTTGATTAAAATCAATTAATTTTTTTTCATTAGAAACAATAATTTCAATATATTTATATTCACCTTGTTCTTTTTCTTCTTGATTTAAAAATCCTAAAATTTCGTTTTTCTCTTCTTTAATATAAATTTGTTTAAAAATTAAAGTTTTTAAAATATTATGAAAGTTTTCTTTAATTAAAAAATTATCAATAATATAATCTTCTCCTAATTCATTAAATAATTTTATAGTTGAATCAAATTTAATAGGATTATTTGATAAAATAATTTTAATTTTATCCATAGTTTTACCGTTTTCAAAAACATATATAATATGTTTAATATCATTATATGCTGTAATAATTTTAGAATTGTTTTCAGAATTATAAAAATTGGGTATTTGAAAAGTTGAATCTTTTTGATATTTACTAGATTCAATTATATTTGTAATATATAAATCTCTTCCACCATCATAATAGTATGCAATTCCTAAATATATATAAAAAGCACAATAACGTTTAATTGTTCCTAAAATAAAATCATAGTATGATTCATTTTTAACTAATTCTAAAATTTCTTTTTTGGATGTATGGTTAGAAATAAAATCTTTTAAAATATTCATTATATCATTCTGAAATTTAACAAAATTTGTATCTAAATTATATTTTTGAAAAATCTTTTTATCTGTAAGATATTCAAATAGTTTATTTAAAATATTATCAAATAAATCATCAATTTGATTAATATACATCTTTTATTATACTATTATTGATAAAAAATATTATAAAACTTTTTATTTCTAAAATATATATATATATATGTCTAATAATATTTTTGCTAAAAATAAGTTAAGTGAAATATTTAAAAATCTTAATCTCGATAGTGAAAGTTCTAATATTTTACCTAATTCTATTAATATTATTGATCTCAATTCATCTGATAATTCTAGTATTCTCTCACAAAGCGGAGGTAGCGCTACTTCCGATTTTAATTCCAGCTTTATGCAACAAAACGAAAGCTATTTAAGCGCTACTTCGTCAAATACGTCAATGTTTATGGCACAAAAAAAAGGTTCTTATAATGCAACTAATGGAGAAATGACTTCCAACTTTATGCCACAAAACGGAGACAATTTAAGCGCTACTTCGTCAAATACTTCTTCAAATATGTCAATGTTTATGCCACAAAAAGGAGGTTCTTATAATACAACTAACGGAGAAATGACTTCCAGCTTTATGCCACAAAACGGAGGCTATTTAAGCGCTACCTCTTCAAATACTTCAATGTTTATGGCACAAAAAGGAGGCTCGTTTAATACAACTAACGGAGAAATGACTTCCAGCTTTATGCCACAAAACGGAGGCTATTTAAGCGCTACTTCAAATACTACTTCCCGCTTTATGCCACAAAAAGGAGGTTCTATTAATAAAAATAATAATAATGAAGTTAATCAATTAATATCTATGTTAACATCTGATTCTGATGATAAAAATAATTTTACCGCTAATTCTACTGCTACTGAAGAATTAGAAAATAGATTAAGAAATATGTTACAAGATGGTGGTGCAAAAAAAAAGAAAAATAAAAAATATTAAATATCTAAGTAAATATCTTATTTTAATTTATATAAAATGTCTAATTTTTTTATAAAAAATAATTTAAGTGAAATATTTAAAGATTTCAAAAATGAAAACATTAAAGGCTTACCTTGTTATAGTTTTATGCCACAAAAAAATAACTCTTTCAGTTTAACTTCTAATATTAAAAATACAGATGATGAAGTAAATCAATTAATATCTATTTTAATATCTGAAGCCAATTTTCCTATAAGCGAAGAATTAGAATATGAATTAATAAATAGTAATTCAAAAAAAAATAATAAATTAAAAGAATTTTGTAATAAATTAAAAGACGAAGGTATTAATATTAGATTAAAAAATTGATATATAAATATTAAGTTATTAATAAATATATATTAATATTATGGATATAAAACCTATTTTAAATAATGGATATATATACATCAGATATCATTCATCTTATGAAAATAATCAAATATGTAAATTAGGGAAAACTAACAATATAATTAATAGAGATAGCACTTATGCAACCAGTGAATATGAACGAGGTAAATTTATATTAGTTATTGAACTTTTAAATAATCAAAAATATGATGATACATATGTAGAAAAACTATTACAAAAATATTTTAAAAAATATCATTCTAAAAAAAATGGAGGTAGTGAATTTTATCAAAATGATATTATTAAAGAAATAGAACCATTTTTATCTACGACTACAATAAAGTTTAAAGTATTATCAGAAGAAGAAATTAAAAATATAATTTATCAAGGTAGAATTAAAAAATTAAAAGATTTACTTAAAAAAGTTATTCAAAATAGACTGTCCGAGACAAAAGAAAATAGATTGCGAAATAAATTACAAGATAATTATATTGTTGAAATTATTGAAAAATTAAATATATACAAAAAAGCATTTATAAAAGCACCTACTGGATTTGGTAAAACTCATTTATATTATAAAACTATTATAAAAATGAAATTTGATAGTATTTTATTTTTGACTCCGCGAATTTTATTAAATCATCAAATAGTTGAAGATAAATACTCCTTTTATATTAAAGATGCGAATTATGATATTATTCATTATAGTGATATAGATTCAAAAGAAAAAGAAAAAACTATTAAAAAAAATTTAAAATCATATAAAAAATTTATAATGACAAGTTGTTATCAAAGTCAAACTAGTTTATTAAAAATTATAAAAAAGTTTGATATAAATTTTGACTTAATTATATTTGATGAAGCACATTTTATAACATCTTGGGGAAATCATGAAAATATATCAGAATTTTTAATTAATAATAATATTACTAAATATAGATTATTTGGATCAGCAACACCAACAGAAGATATTGAAACAGCACCAAATATATATGGTTCTATTATAGAAAAAGTAAAAGTATATGAATTAATAAATCAAGAATTATTATGTAATATTGAAACAATTGTTAAACAACTAGAAAATAAAAAAAAAGAATATCATAATTTAAAAGATTTAATAGTTGAATCAATGACAAAATATAACAAGAAAAAAGGAATTATATATGTTAATGATTGTAAAAATGCAGAAAATTTATACAAATTATTACAGAAACAAGATAAATTAAATGTTTATATCTATGTTTCTAAAGAAATAGAAGTAGAAAATGATAGTGATACAGATTTAAAAACATTTGAAGATGATAAAGAACAATGTGTTATTATTTGTGTTGGTAAAATTGGATATGGTTATGATAATGATTTTATTGATTTTATCTGTTTGGGAGATCCACGACAATCTGATATTGATATAAGACAAATTATTGGTAGAGGATTAAGATGGAAAAAAGAAGTATATCCAAATAAATTACTACATTTATTAATTCCATTATATAGAGATGAATTTGGTAATTGTGCTAAAAATGAACATCTAAAAAAATACTTGGATTATATAATTGGTGAATGTGGTAAAGATATTATATTTAAAAATAATAGAATTTTTATAGAAAGTAATGGTGAAGAAAAACCAAACAAAGGAAATGATTATGATGGAGTTAATATTCCAACCGAAATATTAAATGAATATTGTACCACAGGTTATAATAAATATACAGACTTTTTAAGATTTTTGAAAAGTAATTTAATATATGATGAAATTTCATATAATAAATTAAAAGAAAAACAAAATTGGATTGTTGAATTAGGCGGAATACAAACCAGGTATCCAGAGTTTTGTTTCAGACATAATCATCCTAAAAATATAGATTATTATTGGGATAAAAAAGAAGCATTAGGAGCATATGAATTAATGAATAATAAATTAGCTGATACTATTGGAAAAGAAAAATATAGAAAATATACTTCTCAACAAAAATTAGAAAAAATAAATGAATTAGATAAAAAAATACCACCTATTAAATTTGACCTATATTATCCAATAGATTAAATTGTTGTTGATTTAGATTTAGTCTTTTTTTTCGGTACTTCTTTTATTTCTTCATTTGTATCTAAATCTATTAATTTATCAATATTAAAACCATTAGGATTTCCATAATCGTCCAATGAATTTAAGAAAGCAGTTTTAATATTATCATTCATTTTTTGCATCATATCATTTAAATTATTATTAATATTATCCATCATAATTAATGTTGTTTCTATTTCTTTTTGATATTCTAATGGAGGAATTGGAATTTTTAAATTTTTAAATTTATCCATCATTATATTTCTTTGTGCTAAATCCATACCTGTATTAAAAATTGATGATTTAATTAACATTAAATAATTCCATAAATATATATCAGTTATTATATTTTTATTTGATTTTATAGTAAAACCAGAATCATTTAAATAATATTTTTTATTTAAAAATAATACACAATTTTTTTCAGACATTCCAAATCTTGATATTTTACATGTAGTTCCTTCACGATTATATTTATTAGTATAAAAAGATTCTTCACCTCCTCCATATACAGGATATTCTCCATCTTCATCACCATCATTTTCTTTTGTTATTCTTTCTCCATATTGAATATCAGAAATATCACCAATACTTTTTATAATATTAATCCCTTTATTTGTTGCACCTTTAATCATTGCTTCCATATACATTCGTCTCATTTTTTTATTTCCTTCAATACCTTTCAAAATATCTTTAGTTGTGTCTTCAATTTCTATAATATTTTGAATAATTTTAGATTGCTCGTCTAAAGGTGGAATTGGAATCTTCATACGGTTAAAATTCTTTTGGTCTAGTGAAAGATTACATGAGCCTTTTAAATATATATTTGTTAAATGTGAATGTATTGATTGAAAATAATAATATATATATTTAATGTTAATTTTATCTTTAAAATTATCTTTTATTTTACATAATGATAATAAATTAGTATAATCACATTTACCATTATAATATATAATACAAAATTTTCTTCCACTATCAATATTTCCAACAAATAAGTTTTCATCATCTAATTTCCAATCTTTTATTTTTTTATAATCATTAATATCTTTTGATTGTGTAACCATTACACCTTCACCATCTTCAACTTCTTCTACTTTAGAACTTTGTAATTTACCTTTTTCTAATGTAAAAATATCACCAAATTCAATCCATTCAAAATTAGTCATTTTTGAACTAAGACTTTCAATATATTCATCTTTTAAATAATCGCGAAGATACCAAGATGAATTTGTTTCTTTTTCAATATCATCAATTGATACTGTTGTTATTTTTGTTAAAGTATTACATTCTTTATTTGCTTGAATAAAATTTATTGCTTTGGTGCCTTTTTTATCTTTTTCAAAAATTAATCCACATGTTTTAATTCCTGTATGTGTAAAAGTTCCACCTTCAAATAATATAATATCTGTAATATTTGTTTCTTTCATAAAGTGTTTTCTTGCATCTTTATTAGATGATCCAAAAAATAATTCTCCATATGGAAGAATAATTAAACATAATCCATTCTCTTCTAATTTATATTTATTTAATTCTAAAAATTGAATTGGTGGACTATTATCTTGCAAATTATATATATCATCTAATTTTATTTTATTATCCCCAGTATATTTATCTGTTTTAAAATTTTCTTTAATTTGCTCAAATTTTTTATCAGTTTGAAAAGGTGGATTAGTTAATACAAAATGATGTTTATTATTATTAATATGAGTTAAACTACTTTCACAACTTACATCATCAGGAAACTTTTTTAATGTTAAAATTAAATTCATTAAACCATATTGAAATGTAGTTGATTTAACTTCACCACCAGATAATAATATTCTATCTCCGTATTTATCTTTGAATAAATTATATCCTGTAACTAACCATCCACCAGTTCCCATACAAGAATCGTAAAATTTAATTTTTTCTTTTTTATCTAATTTCTTTATAATTTGATTAATTTTATCTTCTTTGTAATTAAAAATTAATTTCATTAACTTTCTTGGTGTGAAAAATTGACCTAATTTTGAGCCTTTTTTAACATAACCATTTATAATATGTTCGTATATTTCACCAATAACATCTTCATTTTGTTCTATTTCGGTAATATTTAGTGGTATTATTACATCATTTAATAAACCTTGAATTGTTGGTGCTTTTCTTGCTTTAATAAAATTATTTTCTGTAAAAATTTGTTTAGTAAGTTCATGAGTTTTTAAAATATCACCCATTTGTCTTATAGCATCATTAGATTCATTTAAATTACGAATTTCATCTAATTCTATTTTAGATAAATTTGATAAATTTTGAAAATAACTTAAAATTTTAGTTAATTCTTTATCATCATATAAATTTTTATAATATTTCTTATTTAATAAATCTATTTTACCATCTTCTTCTTTATCAGAAATAATTGGTTGAATAGATTTAATAAATAGAAAGTTCATAATATCGTTTAATGCATCTTCACCCTCTATATTTTCAGAATTATATAAATAGTTATGAGCTTTATCAATCATTTTTAAAATATTTTTTTTATCTTCGCTTTTAACTTTATTATCTTTTTTTTCTAATTCAATTAAAATTTGATTATCTGGTAATCTTAAATATGAATAATCTGTTTCATTTTTCTCAACTTTTTTGCTTGATTTTTTCATTTTTATATATATAATTAAATATTTTAATAATCTTTATATCAATTTTTTATCTCTTATAAAATAATTTTATTCATCGTCAATAAAATCAATATCTTCATTATTAACTTTAGATACTGTTGTTTCACAAACATCATGAACTATTGTTATATCATTTTCTTTTATAATATTGTTATCTTCAACTTCTGCAAACATAATTTGATATCCATTTTTTCTATAAAAATTACGACGATAATATCCTTGACGAATAAAACTTTCTAAATTATCTAAAACATCAATTACAACTGGTCTAATTTTAGAATTAGGATCACGTGTAATACGACCAATAGTTTGTTCAATTTCTCTTCTTGGTGTTGCCATAATTAAGGTATTTAATCCTTTTATATCTAATGCTTCAGAAGCCATTTGAAATGTTCCAAATATAATTTGACATTGTGATGTTTCATCTAATTTTTTTTGTTTCATACCACCAATATAAAATCCACTAGTACATAAATTTCTATCATCTAATCTTTTTTTTAATAATTCCAAGTGTTCAACACGTTCACTTAAGATAATAAATTTTCTTCCTTCTTCTGTCAATAGCTCTTCTACTAAATCAATTATAAATCGATTTCTTCTTCCAATAGTAATTAAATTAGTAATAGTTCCAGGACGATTAACTTCTCCTGTAAATCTTTGTTTTTTCTCAACAAATTTTTCATGAATAAGATTATATTTATAAATTCTTGTTAAAACCGTTTTATTTTCTTCTAAATTATATTGATAAATAATTGGTCCAAAATACCAATGTAAAACTTTTTCTAATTTATCACTTCTTTTAGGAGTAGCAGATAATGCTAATGTTTTTTTACAATTTATTAATGGTAAAGCTCGTGAAAAATATTTAGATGGCGCATGATGTGCTTCATCAAAAATAACTAATCCAAAATCAGCAAATATATCAGAATCATATTTTTCTTTAGCTATTGATTGTAACATTCCAATAACAAAATGTTTACCATCAATGTCTACTTTATTTTGTTGAATAATTCCAATTGGACTATCTGTAAATTGTTCAATACGTTCTTTCCATTGATTTAATAAAAATCCTTTATGAACAATAATTAATGTTTTAACTTGTAATAATGAAGCAATATTCAAAGCAATCACTGTATTATGTGTTACCGTAAAATCTCCTAATACAAATCTTCTATTACCATCAATTTCAAATCCATAATAATCATCTTCTTGTAATTTTTCTAGTTTAATTTCATAATTTAAAGTATCTTCAGTATATACTTTATGTTTTGCTTTTTTTATAAGATTTAAAATAGGAATTTCTTCTATACCATTACCATAAATTATTGTTAAAAAATAGTTCTTTTGTATTTTTTTAAATGCACAAAATCCAAGTGACCTAGACAAAAATATAATATCATCCAATAATTTCTCATTTTTTTGTATAATTGTATAACAATAATTATAATAATATCCATCTGAATCTATCAAACCAGCTAGTAATTTTAATTGAATATCTCTTGAATTACATTTATAATGATGAGGAATATATTTGTTTTTTAATAAATTATATTTTGTTAAAAAATTTATAAATTTATAATTTATGTTAAATATTTTTTTTAAACTACATTCTGACTGCTTATTACCTAACCAATAACCTAATAAATAAGGTTCAACTTCAATATCTTTTTTTTGAAATATAATTGGAACACGATAACCATAAAATATATCATCTTTATAATCATAAAATATATCTTCTTTATAATTATAAAATATACTTTTATTATCTTGATTATTAATTAATTTTAAATAATCTTTTACTGAAATATCTAATATATCATTATTATTTATATTTTTACTATACTTTAATGATAAAATATGACTTTCATTTACTATATAATTACCTCCTTTAGTTTCATTAATTTTATACATCATTTCTCTACCACGAGCTAAAGATAATACTTTTCGTGGTGTTGAATCATCACCCATTAATAAATCACCAATAATAATATCTTCTACTTTTTTTTTAGAACCGTTATATAATAAAATTTCAGTGCCTTTTCCTAAACATTTACCACCACCACAACCTAAACATATAAGTCCACCATTATCTTTTTCTAACTTTGGTAAAACTTGATTAATTAATTCTTTTTGTGATTCTCTTAATTCTCCTTTAAAATTTATTTTAACTTCTTCACCTTTAATTTCTTTATTTTTTTCAGGTTTTCCTAATTTTTCAAGACCATAAAATTTTGGAATTATAAGATATTCATCTGTTTCACGAAATACTTTAAAAAATTCATTCTTTTCTTTCATACCAAAAGAAACACCAAATTTAAAAGGTTCGACTGTTAAATCATCTTTTATTATATTAATCAAATCAGGCTCTATTTTTTTTTTACTTAAAATATATCCATCTTTAGAAAGTAAAGATTTATATTCTTCCATTTAATAAATATATAAAATATTTCAATTTTGTTTTTAAATTTCAATTTTTAATAAAATATTTAAATTTTTTTATAATATATTATATATTAATGCAAGTTCTCAATACTCCAATAAATACGATTAATAATGGTCTCGAACAACTAACTAATAATAAAAGCATAAGCGCTATAATAGGTTTATTTTTAGCACTTTATGCTGCTTTAGCAGCTCCTAAATTACCAAAATCTATTACTTTATGGTTTGATAATTCTTGGTTTAAATTAAGCTTTATGTTCTTAATTGCTTTAATGGCTACTAAAGACCCATCTATTGCTATTATTTCGGCTGTTGCTTTATTAGTAACATTACAAACTTTATCTGCACATAAAACTAGTGAAATGGTTGTTCAAGCTGTTCAATCTAATGTCGAGGCTGTTCAATCTAAAGTAGAAGCTGTTCAATATAAAGTAGATGCTGCTCAATTTAATGCTGAAGCTACTCAATCTAAAATAGAAGCTGCTCAATCTAAAATAGAAGCTGCTCAATCTAAAATAGAAGCATCTAAATCTAAAATGGAAAAGTTTATACATATTGAAAACTTAAGAGAAAGATTTACTGAAACTGAGATTGAACAAAAAATTAAACAAGCATTTGAACTACCCGTAATAGTTCAACAACCACCTGTAGTAGTTCAACCCCCCGTAGTAGTTGAACCTCCCGTAGTAGTTCAACCCCCCGTAGTAGTTCAACCCCCCGTAGTAGTTGAACCTCCCGTAGTAGTTCAACCCCCCGTAGTAGTTCAACCCCCCGTAGTAGTTCAACCTCCCGTAGTAGTTCAACCTCCCGTAGTAGTTCAACCCCCAGTAGTAGTTCAACCCCCCGTAGTAGTTCAACCTCCCGTAGTAGTTCAACCACCAACAGTAGTTAAAAATATAAAAAATAACTCGCTCTGCAATCAAGTTATGTCAGATATGGGACAAAAAGCTGGATGCTGTGACAATTTAAATGATTTAATAGGTTATGATTTAGATCAATATGCTACTTTTTAAATAATTTTTATTTTTATTAATTTTTACTTAATAAAAATTATTATTATATTTAATTTTTATGTAATATAGTATAATGAGTAAAAAAGAATGGGATAATATATATGAACAAAAATGTCAAGATTTTAATAGATTACCAAGTATTTTACCACCAGTTGAAAGAATTATTGTTTTAGGTGATTTACATGGAGATTGGGAAATGACAATAGAATCATTAAAAATAGCTAAATTAATTAATAATAAATTAAATTGGGTAGGAGGTAACACAGTTGTTGTTCAATTAGGAGACCAAATAGATAGATGTAGATTTGTAGGTATTCCATGTAATTTACCACAGGCTACTAAAGATGATGAAGCATCTGATATGAAAATTTTAAATTATTTTACTAAATTACACCATCAAGCTCAAAAAAAAGGTGGTGCCGTTTATTCAATTATCGGTAATCATGAATTAATGAATGTTAATGGTGATATGAGATATGTTTCATTTAAAAATATTATTGATTTTAAAAATTATAAAAAACCAGATGGAAATATTATATCTGATGGTATGACAGCAAGAAAATGGGCTTTTTCACCTGGTAATCCAATTGCTAATTTTTTAGGTTGTACTAGACAATTATCATTAATTATTGGATCTAATCTTTTTGTGCACGCTGGAGTTTTACCAAAAATTGCAGAAAAATATAATATTGAAGATATGAATCAAATTCTTTTTTTATATTTAAAAAATAAATTAAAAAATCCAATAGAGTATAAAGAATTATTAGATTCTAATGATTATTCTCCTATATGGAATAGAATATTTGGATCTACAGATAAATCTAAAGAATCATGTGATCTTTTAATGAATCCTTTAAAAGAAATTTATAAAGTAGGTAAAATATTTATTGGCCATACTCCTCAATTAAATCAAGGAATCACTACTACTTGTGAAGGTAAAATATGGTTAACTGATTATGGTGCATCTAAAGCATTTGATGCATTTGATAATAATTTAATAATTAATAATAAACGTAATCATTTAAGAAATGCTCAAGTATTAGAAATATTAAATGATGGTAAAAAAATTAATATTTTAAAAAAATAATTTATTTATTGTATTAGAATTATATTACAAATTAACTCTAATAAAATATTATTTATTTTATTCTAACATTTTTTTATATTTAGGAATATTAGTTTTAAATAATTCAAATGCTTTTTCAGAAATTTCTACTGAACTTAAATCTTTAGTTGTTTCTTTAATTTCTTTTTGCACAGCACCGGCAATTTTACCTACTTTAGGACTATTGGATACATTTAATGCTTCAGCTATCTTTTTTTTTAAATCTAAAAAGGCTTGAAACCCAGCATTAGTACCTTTAGCACCATATGTTACTTCTTTGCTGGATTTTTTGCTCGATTTTTTGCTCGATTTTTTAGCACCACCTGACATTTTTTTGCTGGATTTTTTGCTGGATTTTTTGCTGGATTTTTTGCTCGATTTCTTAGAATCACCAGACATTTTTTTGCTGGATTTCTTGCTGGATTTCTTAGTCGATTTTTTAGCACCACCAGACATTTTCTTGCTGGATTTCTTGCTGGATTTCTTAGTCGATTTTTTAGCATCTCCAGACATTTTCTTGCTAGATTTCTTGCTGGATTTCTTAGTCGATTTTTTAGCACCGCCTGACATTTTCTTGCTCGATTTCTTGCTCGATTTTTTAGCACCGCCTGACATTTTCTTGCTCGATTTTTTAGCACCACCAGACATTTTCTTGCTCGATTTCTTGCTGGATTTTTTGCTCGATTTTTTAGCACCGCCAGACATTTTCTTGCTTGATTTTTTGCTCGATTTCTTGCTGGATTTCTTGCTGGATTTCTTAGTCGATTTTTTAGCACCGCCAGACATTTTTTTGCTGGATTTCTTGCTCGATTTCTTGCTCGATTTCTTGCTCGATTTCTTGCTCGATTTCTTGCTCGATTTCTTGCTCGATTTCTTAGTTGATTTTTTAGCACCACCAGACATTTTCTTGCTCGATTTCTTGCTGGATTTCTTGCTCGATTTCTTAGTCGATTTTTTAGCACCACCAGACATTTTTTTGCTAGATTTCTTGCTGGATTTCTTGCTGGATTTCTTGCTAGATTTCTTAGTCGATTTTTTAGCACCACCAGACATTTTTTTGCTCGATTTCTTGCTTGATTTTTTGCTAGATTTTTTAGCACCACCTGTCATTTTTTTAGATGACTGTTTTTTATCATTATCTGTTTGTAAGAGTTCTAATTCTGTATCTAAATTTTCATTTGGACTAGACATTATAATAAATTATAAAATATTTTAAACTAATTTATTTTTTTATTATTTTTAAATTTATTTATAATATTTTTTTATAATATTTTTTAATAAAATAAAAAATTGAAAATTAAATAAGATAAGGTATAAATAATAATATTTAAAAATGAATATTGATAAAAATTATTGGGATATAGATACATATTCAAATGTTGCAAAAAATAATTATCTTAAACATCTTCAGTATCTTCACGAAAATAAATATCCTTGGAATGAAAAAACATGTTCTAGTGCTGCATTGATGGGTCATCTTGAATGTATCAAGTATGCTCATGAAAATGGATGTCCTTGGAATGAAAAAACATGTTCTAGTGCTGCATTAATGGGTCATCTTGAATGTCTCAAGTATGCTCATGAAAATGGATGTCCTTGGGATGATGAAACATATGATAATGCTGCATCTAATGGTCATTTAGAATGTCTCAAGTATGCTCATGAAAATGGATGTCCTTTGTATGAATATACGTGCCGAACTGCTGCACAAAATGGTCATCTTGATTGCCTCAAGTATGCTCACGAAAATGGATGTCCTTGGGATAAATGGACATCTTTTAATTCTGTTAATCATATTGATTGTTTGAAGTATGTTCACGAAAATGGATGTCCTTGGGATGAATTTGTATGTGATTATGCTGCAAAAAATGGTTATCTAGAATGTCTTAAATATGCTCATGAAAATAAATGCCCTTGGGATGAATGTACGTGTTCTAATGCTGTAGAAAAAAATCATATTGAATGCCTCAAGTATGCTCATGAAAATGGATGCCCTTGGAATGAATTTACATGTTCTCAAGCGGCAATGTACGGACACCTCACATGTCTTAAATATGCTCACGAAAATGGATGTCCTTGGAATGAAAACACATCATGTAATGCTGCACAAAATGCTCATCTTGAATGCCTCAAGTATGCTCATGAAAATGGATGTCCTTGGAATATATGGACAAGTTCTAGTGCAGCAAAGTATGGTAATATTGAATGCCTCAAATATGTTCACGAAAATGGATGTCCTTGGTCAAAAGCAACATGTTATCATGCTGCAGTAAATAATCACATTGAATGTCTTAAATATCTTCACGAAAATGGATGTCCTTGGCATGAAGATACGTGTTTAGTAACTGCAAAATATGGTTATATTGAATGTCTCAAGTATGCCCATGAAAATGGTTGTCCTTATTCAAAAGAATTGTTGCCTACCATTGTTCATAAGATTCTTATTCCAAAGTGGCGTGTTGCCGTTAAGATTCGTCCCTATATATTATACTGGATGGAACATATTACACAGACATTGTGTGCTAAAGATGGGCGATATCAAAAAGAAGATCTTAATTCATTTGAAAAAGATTTTAATAATATTACATTTAATATAATACTAAAAAATTGAAAAAATAACAGTTTAATGGTTCCATATAATTAATTCTGGTACAAAACAAAGCAGACACAAATCCATAAAGATGGCGCGTACTACTCGTTCAAACCAGGTTAAGCCATCTCCTATGGTCAAGCCATCAGCGAAGGCTAAGCCAGCACCAAAGACCAATCCATCTGGAAAGGCTGGAAAGGTGCTGAATCACCTACACAAGGCAAAGAAGCGTCAGGCCTTTGATGAAACAATCCGCGAAGCCCTTGTGGCTAAGATGATGATGTTCTATTAGGACATCTAACGGATCAAACTCATCACCCTTCTGAGTCATAAATATTTGTATTAATTTATTATTATAAATATTTATAAAAACTCAACTAATTTTGTCAGTATGGATAATGAATAAGTGCTTTCTTGGTATATTTGATGATCTTTATTAAATTTTTAATACTAGATTCAACTTATATAAAATTAGAGTTTTTGGATAAATGAATTATTTATAAATTAGAAAACTAATATTTTTTTACTCGTCATCAGAATCATCATCAGAATCATTCTTTTCAAGTTCAAAGAAGTTTGGGTATCCAAGCGTGACCCTATTATATACCTTTTGCACAAAGGGAATAACTTCAGAATTATCCATTCGAATAGGGTCATTGTCTTGCTCTAGCATTGGAATACGTGGATACTTTCCTCCAATATTAACCCAAACTTCCATTCCATCAATATCTATATCAGACGGCGAAGCAACAGATACTTCAATTGGTTGCATTTCGCCCTTATAAAAAATAGAACCCATTTGAACCTTCATGCAGTGCAAGTTAGAATTCTGATGAATCTTCATTGAAGAGAAGTGCTTATCGTTAAAATACTTAATAAACCACTTGATCTTTGCTGCCCTAGACGGACATTGCATGTAGAAGATATGCTCAATATTTGTGGATGACATCGAAAATTGCGGAACGGAAGGTAGTGAAAATTGCGGAACTTCTTGACATGGCTCTAGTTCTTCCAAGTGGCATAGTTCTTCATTCGTAAGCTTTGGCATAGAAACAGTGATGGTCATCTCTGACATCTTTTTTTTCTTGTAGAGAATAGAATACTAAATTAGTAATATAGAAGTATTAAATACTTATATTTTCAATTTTTCTAATTATTTCTAAAATAACTTAAAATAAATAAAATATTATTAAAATAATTTTTTATTTTTTTTTTGTAGAGTAGGTACCTACATGACATCTGAGTCATCAAACATTTCACACTTCTTCATGGATAATTTAAGCGCTAGTCCGAGATTATACGCTTTGCTCCGCAAAATCTTAGCGATTGCTTTAGCGATTTCTTTTTCTTCATCTTCATTATCCCATCCTTTTCGTGTGTAGAAGTCATCGTCATTGTAATTGAAGTGGATTTTATTCGACCACAAATCTTCTTCTTCATAACCATTATAATTCCCGTAGAAAGAATCAACTTCGACAATGTTTCTTTCATATGTTTCAATGATTTTCCACTTGCCTGTGTTAATCCAAGATTCATCATACAAATCCCTCTGTGCAAAATGTTTTTCTGCCCACTCTAAAGCTTCACCACGTGTCAGAAAGAACTTTTTACCATCACCTTCGAAGTCATAGATTGATGAATCTTGCCAGTGGAGAACATGAACTACAGTGGTACTCTTGCCACGGATTACTGCCTCCCTCTCTGCTGCTTTTTCTGCTTCTTTCTTAGCATTTACCCACGCTTCATATCCAGCATTTGTTTCTGGATACTTGATAACCGGCTTGACAACCGGCTTGACAAACGGCTTGACAAACGGCTTGGCATCCGGCTTGGCATCCGGCTTGGCATCCGGCTTGGCATCCGGCTTGGCATCCGGCTTGGCATCCGACTCGTCCTCAGACTTGGCATCTGGCTTGTAATCCGACTCATCTTCAGACTTGACATCTGACTCATCCTCAGACTTGACAAAAAGCCATGGAGTGCGCTTGACCGTATCCTTTACCTTCAGCACAAACTCAATAGCTTCATCGTAAGTCGTAATGATAGGATCATCATATTGTTCCAGAAATGGAATAGGCGGATAGTCTTTTCCAATTCGAACCCAAACGGTGATCCCATCAAAAAAATTAACCACCACGCCTATTGGCAAGATAGCTTCATTATCAAGGATAGTGCCCATCGGTACTGTAAGTAGCGTTGCAAAAAGTTCTTTTGGTTTTTGTACACCAAAACGCTCTGCGAACTTGTCCAAATTGTCGCGTGCTTCTTCCCAAGGTTTCATATCCTCGTAGATAGGAGTGCCGTCTTCACCGATCGAGAAAATGACAGTGTTCGACATCTCTTTTTTCTTGAAGGAACGATAAAATACAAGATTAATTATATGGAACCAATAAATACTTAAATTTTCAATTTTTTTAATTTTTTAAAATTTTAAAAGATTTTCTATGAAACTCTGTTAAACCATATTTTTTTATACCTTCAATATGTTTAACTGTTCCATATCCCATATTATTTAATAAATTATATTTATCTATTAATTCTGGATATGTACAACATAACTTTTTAATATAATTATCATGATATTCTTTTGCTATAATAGATGCAGCGGCAATAGAATAATAATTAGCATCACCTTTTACAATAGATTTAGTATTATAAGATATAAATTTTTTTTCCCAACCTATACCATCAATTATTAAATAATTTGGTTTAAAAGTAAGTTGTTCTACAGCTCTTGACATTGCTAATTTAGTTGCTTCTAAAATATTAATAGAATCAATTTCGTGTGGTTCAGCATAACCAACCGCCCATTCATCAACATTTTGTTGAATCCATTCTAAAACTTCTTTTCTTTTTTTACTTGATAATTTTTTAGAATCCATAACTGATTCATTAATTGGAGTATCTCCCCAATTAACTGCGGCAGCATAAACTCTACCAAATAACGGACCTCTACCCGCTTCATCTAATCCAACTTCAATTTCATAATTATTTAATTTATTATAATTAATTTTCATTATAAAATAAGAATCAATATTTCTTTATTAGTTTTTTATAATAATTGGTATATATCACTAAATAAAACATTAATCAAACTAAATTTTTTAGTCATCCTCTTCTGAATTACTACTATAAGACTTATCAAGATCAAAAAAATTTGGGTTGTTATAAATATTTGCACTTGTATGTGCTGTTGGTATAGGTGCTGTTGGTACAGGTGCTGTTGGTACAGGTGTTGTTGGTATAGGTACTAGTGTTGTTGGTATAGGTGCTGGTACTGGGGCAGACAGTTTTTTATTTCCTTTATGTTTTCGGTTATCTTGTTTGTAGATAGCATCAGTCGAATCAATAGCTTGATTAATCTCATCAATTGTACATGAGATTATTTCTTGCATGTCTAGACTACATTTTAACTTTTGGCGCATAGTTTTCTTTACATAACCGGCTGGAGCTTTGAAGTAAACGTAAAATACACCGTCTTCTTTTTCAGCCCACGCCAATAGTGTCTTGTCACTGAACTTATATATTAGAATCTTACGCATTTTGTTAATATCCAAGCTATTAACATGGAACGTCCAGTATCGTGATTTTGGTGACATTGGCATCTTTTTTATACAGTTTACTATAATTAATTATATAAAACTATAAATACTTAATCTTTCAATTTTTATTAATTATTTAATTTATTATAATTAATTTTCATTATAAAATAAGAATCAATATTTCTTTATTAGTTTTTTATAATAATTGGTATATATTCCCACATTTGAGAACATAAGGGACAATGATTATTTTTATTAACCCAAGGTTTTATACATTCAAAATGAAATGAATGACCACATTTACCAGTAACAACAAATGAATCAATACATTTCTCTTGATTATACAAACTTTGAACATTTAAATTACAACGACAAATAGTACATTCTTCATTTTTAGGAACATTATAAACCCAAGAAGAAAACAAATTTACTTTTTTAATATTAAAAGGAGATGTCATTATTACATATTAATTAAATATTTAATTAATATATAAAATAATCAATTTTTTAATTATAAATTATTTTTTCATTTCATCTATAATAGAATTATATGTCATTACAAAATTGCTCCAATCATATCCAATAATTCTTTTATGTTCTATAATTTGTGTTCCTTTTAATGAAACAAAAATTTGAACAGGAATAGAACTAATTTTATACATTTCATTTAAAATTTCATTTTCTTCAGATTCAATATTTAAATGACCAACTATTAAATCTGGCATTATTTCTACAGCTTCATCACTTTTAAGTTTCTCTTTAAGTTTTTTACAAGGTCCACACCATTCAGCACCAAAGTATAATACAACAACTTTTTTATCATTTTCCCAAATAAGTTCTTCTAATTGTTCTTTACCATTAATATCAATTATCATTAATATTAATAATATTATTTGTTTAAATAATATTATTCAATTTTTTTTAAATTTACCAGTTCATTTCACTCGAAGAAAATTCAGAATCTGATTCAGCTTCAGATAGTGTGCTTGAAGATAATAAATCAGAGTCTGATTTATCATTAAAAAAATGTTTACTGCTTTTCATTTTTTTTTTATTTATTTTTGGTTTTTCTTGACCTCCGGTTTGATTAAATAAAGAAGAAATTGTATCAGAATTTGATTCAGAATTTAATTCAGAACTTAATTTAGAACTTGATTGATTATCTTCACTTTCTTGTAAAGTAGTATTTATTTGACCACCTCCATGTAAATCAATAATTGTAGGATTAATAAAATTTAACGACTGTTCGGAATCATTTAATTCACTAAAATTATTTAATAGATTATTTTCAGGTCTTACAAAATTTTCTTTAGATTTTAAAGCTAAATATTTATTTTTATACTTAAAATATTTTTCTTGATATGACATAGTTATATATTTATATTTAGATATAATTTAAAAATAATTATTAAAAAAGTAATATTAAAATTTTCTATATTATATTAAATGGAAATAGATGAAAAATGTGCGCCAAGTAAATTATTTAAAGACGGTTCTTGTCTAACATTAAAATCTTTAAAATTAATTATAGAATCTTATAATAAAAATATTAAAGATATTGAAAAAAAAATAGTAATTTCAAATAATAAATCTGAAATGGTTAAACAATTAGAAGAAAAATTATCTGATAAATGTAATAATCAAACATGTTGGTTACGTTTAGATATTATTAAACAAATAAAAGATGAAAAAATGAAAAAAGATATTTTAGAAAATACTTTTAGACCAGAAGGACCACCAAAAAAAGATACATGGTTATCAACTTCAGATATTAATGATGTTGTTACTCAATACCAAGAAAAATATAAAGATTTTTTATTTTTAGGAGCTTTACCTGCAGATTTTCAAGAAATAGGAATTTTAGGTATTAATGATTTAGATTTTAAAGATGTTGAAAAAGAAGGTAAACATAAAATAGGAATAGTTATTAATTTAGATGTACATACACAAGGAGGGTCACATTGGGTTGCCTTATTTACAGATTTACAAAAAGGACAAATTTATTATTTTGACTCTTTTGCTAAAAAACCTTCTAAGAGAACAAAAAAATTTATAAATAAAATAGTTAAATATCTTTATAAAAAAAATTATAATAAAGATATTAATATTAATAGTTTAATAAAAACAATTAAGAGTAGTAATGAAAATAAAGATTTAACTAATTTAAAAAAATTTGATATTAGACATAATACTATACAACATCAATTTAGTAATTCAGAATGTGGTGTTTATTCTATTAATTTTATAGTCAGACTTGTAGGTGGTGAAAATTTTGATGAAATAACCCAAAATATTACAAAAGATAATGAAATGAATAAATGCAGAACAAAATATTTTAGAAATGTTGATATTAGATAAATTTTACTATTCTAAATATTTATTTCTTCAATTGGATTATTAAGTTCAAGTTGTATATTTAAATTATACTTTAATCCATAAAAGTTAAATGGTCTACCATTTGAATCTCTAAAACTTAGGTCTAACTTATCTAATTTAATTACTTCTTCAAATTTAAATTGATAATTACCTCGATTATTTGTATATAATACAGCAAAAGGTGTTGTGTTATCTAAATTATTTATAAATAAAAATATTTTTTCTTCAATTCGTAAATCCCACGATTTATCAGCTATAAATTTTGTATTCTCTTTACAAATTGATGTAAAACCTAATATTTCTTTACTTAATGGTGTTGATATAATTTCAAATGATTCATCTGAACTAATTTCAATAATTTGTTCTACATTTAATTCAAATTTATATTTTTCTGATTTTGAATTTAATTTTTCTATTAAATTATCAATTGAATATTTACCAGAATTTAATTTTAATTCTATTATTTCATCATTTATATTTTTAATTTGAAAAATATTATTTTTTTCAGATTCTATATTATATCTAGCTTGTGGTATTGAATAAGACATTAGTTTTATTCCTATTATATTTTCTATAGGTCCAAACTCAAATGAAAATTCACTTAGTGGCTCATTTGGTGAAATATCTAATTGAATATTTGATGTTCCATATAAATATTGATATTTTTCCATTAATATTTTCATTTCTTCCATTTTTTTTGTTAATAATGTTTCTTTATTATTTAATTTTTCAAATTCTAATATAAGATCTTGTCTAATTAATTCATTTTCATTTTTATTAAAATTACTTAATTGATTTTTTAATATTTCATTTTCTTTTTTAATTTTTTCAACTTCTGAAGCTTCAACCATTCCTAATTTTTTTAATGTATTTTGAATTTTAGTAATATCTAAATTTTTATTTAATAATGTTTTAGATGATTGTTGACTAATTTCTGGTTTATGAATATTTTTTACAAGTTGATTTGTATTTAATTGTTCTCTTCTCATTTGTTCATTTAATTGTTCTCTTCTCATTTGTTCATTTAATTGTTCTCTTCTCATTTGTTCATTTAATTGTTCTCTTCTCATTTGTTCATT